ATTCTTCAAGCGGCACTCCCAACTTTTTAGCAATCGCTACTTGGGTCGGGGAGAGTTTGACCCTTTTACTGCGCCCAGATGATGTGGAGCGTGACACTCCAGCCACATTCTGAGCGGGTTTGCGGCTGGGCGATTGCTCTTCTCCAAACTTATGCGGGAATTCCCGCTTAATTCTAGAGTCAAGCTCATTATAGTAGTCATCGCTCTGAGGATCAAACCCTTCATCCTCAATAAGTTTTTTATGTATGCCAAATGCGGCAAACGTCATGGCTTCATCTTGGCCAAACCAAGAGTTTTTCTCCGCCCACTGCTCGGCCTTTGGATCAGGGCGCTGTTGTTGTGGAGCGGCCTGCGGAGCAGGTTGCTGTGCAATAGGTTGCCGTGGCTGTTGCGCGCGAGCCTCTGCTTGACGCTGTGCCCTTGAATAACCATCTGCGGCAATAGTCAGATTGGTCAATTCTTTCTGAGCCGCAACCGTAGCGTCCGCGTCACCAAGCTCTACTGCTCGCTTGAGATTGGCTTCTGCCTGCTGTTGTTGAATCGAAAGCCGCTGACCATATTCGTTCATGAAGCCTTGATCTAAGGTTTCCATGCGCTGACGAATCTTTTCAGCCTCCGATTGCACGTTTTGAGCGTATCTTAACGCTTCCTCGCGCTCGCGCTCGGCATCCCGCATTTTCTTGGTCAGGCGATTAATTCGCTTCTGTACAGACTCGCTGTACTGCTCCATTTCCGCCTCTTCCTTGTCAGGAGCTTCTTCAACAACCTCTACTTCGGGTCGCTTTGTTCCACGTGGAACATTTTCTTCGGGTTGCTCAAGCTCAACTTCCGTTTCTTCAGCGTCCCCCACGTCTAACTCATACTGAGTATCTTCTGCCGCATTGGCCATAGTCACACCTCCTTAAAGGCTAAGAATGTCTTCAGGATCATCGATTGTTGCTAGGATTTCGTCGTCATTCAAAATGCGACATTCCCCGCCATCGATACGGAACCGAGATCCCGCATATCTGGCAAAAACAACCCATTGTTTTTCTGTACACCATGGGCCATCTGGGAACTTTTCTGTGTCCTTGTAACAAAGCGGACCCTGCTTAACCACATACCCCACAACGGTCTGGATCTGCGTATCGTCCAAAACCTTGTTGGGGATATATATGCCCCCTTCCGTAGTTTCTTTGCCGCGATAAGGAAGAATTAGCATTCTCCAGCCAGTCGGCTGTGGCATACGCTCCAGAAGGCTTTTATCCATGGCCTCCGGATCTAGGACTTTAGGTTGAGGTGCTTTGTAAAGAGATTTGACCCCTTCCGCCGCCGCGTCAAGGTCTATTTTTTCAGCTAGATCAGTCATTTAGTTGCTCCTGTTTTTCTAGCAGGCCCGAGAGTTCCTGTGCAATAAAATTCAAAGCCGATATTTCACCCATCAAGTTTTGATACTGCTCCATCGACTTAACGTGGTTGTTTTCTAACAACTCTAAAATTTGAGTGCGGCGATCTTTTACGGCTCTTTGAATAAATTGAGCTAAATATAAAGAATCCACATGCGCTCCATCTTAGAATGTCGTATCTATATAACACGCCATTCTTAAAGGAGCAACTAATATGTCCACATTACGGGGCCGGTAGAGCGAATATCGACGTGAACAAACGTTTTTGCCACTCCGATTCCACCAAAACCCAGTTTTATCGCCTCTTCTACAATTTTTCGCCGCTCAATGCCGTTTTCAACGTAGATATCCGCCGCTATCCCTTCTGCATGAGTTCCGGGCTTGACTTTTACACGTTCAAGGCTGTGATCAGGGGAGCGATACCCCGAAGTAATATAGAAAGGAAAGCCACAAGCATCGCGAAGCTTGTCTAGCTCTAGCAGAAACTCATGAGAAATATTGTTTTCTCCGGTTTCTGAACAAGCAAACTCTTCCTTAGAAAAGTATTGGTATGTCACTCTTTTTTGCCTGACCCTAAAAACAGGCCAAAAGCGCCGGTTAAAGCGCCGGTCATGACCGATACAAGCCCCGCTTGCTCCAAGCTAGGGTCAGGAAGCCCCATGAACCATTCAACAACGCGATAAGTCATTACCAGCATCATAAGCATCAAAAGACGCGGAATAATACGCCATGCGCTTAATTGATCGGGCGTCATCATTTTTCTCGGGATACCCCGCGTGTCTTTTCGAACGTCCTTAAACCTCCGAGGCCAAGCATTCCGAGAAGAACTGTAAGCAGGCTTTCCATTTCAAATACAGGAAGTGGAGGGGCCTCAACACCAGAATAAGTAATGACAAATACAGCAAGAGGCTGACCCACAAAGTGCCAAGCCAAAGCAACCCCGCAAGTCCACCCAACAAATGGTCGCCAGCCTGCGACAAACATGCTTTTGTGGCTAGCTTCAGTTTTGTTAATTTCAATTTGGCCTCTCGCAAGCTCCTGCGCGTGTTTTTCGGACATGGTCGCGATTTCATGGGCCAGCCTCGCTCGCTCATCCGCATCAGGAATGAACTTATCTAACAAGCCCGTAACAGGACCAATCAACGCTTCTAGCATCAGAATCCACTCAGTGAAGCTTGGATTTGTGACGGCGGAATGCCGAAATAACTAAGGGACCCGACACCTTGATCTATACGCGGCACCAATGATGGTGCCTGAGTATAAAACTGCTGAAAACGATAAGCGTCCAACATTTCAGGCGTCAAGCTGGTCCCCGCAACAGGTGTTCGGTACGGGTTATATGCCGCCGCCGCAACATCTTGCGAGCTTTGATACGCCGGACCAACAGAACTGTAAACCCCTCCGTCATCAATAACCCGAGGATCTTGATAGGTAGGCGTTCCGCCGGGTTGACCAACGCTGACCCCGGTTCCGCCGGTATATCCGCCGCCACTGCTTTGCATTTGTTCAATTAACGCAGTAAGCGTGTCAAGACGCTCTTGCATCGCGTTGTATTCATTTAAATAGTCTTGAAAATAAGCTGGGACAGTTTCGGTTGTACCACCGGTGCCGGTGGTTAAGGCATTCCCCGCGTAGCCTAACGGAGTTTGACCTGCCGCAAGCAGGGCTTGCCTTCCAGCAAAACTAGAGGCATCCGCCCCTTGCGCGGACGCGGCAATTTGATCACGGAGGGCTTCCCCCGTCAGATTAATTCCAGACCAGTAGTCTAAACCAGCTTGCGCCGGGTTACGGCCAAAAAGCTCATTATAAATTTTGATAACTTCAGCTTGACGTTCCGGACTTCTCGCCGCCGACGCCGCCGACGCTTGCTGTGTTTGTTGAAAACTTGTTACATCTGAGCCTTGTGCGCCTGCAATCAAAGCATCACGAAGCTTTTCGCCAGTAAGGCCCGATGCCATCCAATACTCAGCACCCGCGTCTTGAACGTTTCGGCCAAAAAGCTCGTTATAAAGCTGATTTAGGCGCTCTCTGGAAACACCGGTGGTAGCCCCCGCTTGCTGACTTTGGGCGCGAGCTTGGGCTTCTTCGGAGTTGGCAATAGCTGTCTCAATCTCTGCCACAGACATGCCCGAATTGGCCCAATTCTGAACGTTTTCATCAGCCCCCCTTCTGCCCAAATATTGTTGGTAAAAGCCTTGAACTGTATCTGTATCAACTGCCATTGGAAAATCCCTTAGCTATTAACAGCTAGTGAACCGTGAGCCGCGAAGCGCGGCACCCATGCCACGTTTCTTGCCCGTTGTAGACTTGCCCATCGCCGTGTCAGGCGTCTTCTCTGCCTTCGCCACAGCATAAGGAATGGAACCCTGACCCTGAATGTCAGCCTTTGCAACAGGCTTGGGCGGATTAGCGGGTGGAGCGCCGTTTACTTTGACTCTCATTTAATTGTTCCTCATCTTTAGTAGCTCTCTTTGAAGAGCCGCATCAATTCTAGCTTGCGTCTGGCGTTCCTGACTAGCCAACCGTTGCTGGAACTCAGTCTGCTTGTTAGCCATACGCTGTTGATCCAACTGCAATTCCGCCTGATCCATCTGCATATCAGCTTGTTGCTTCTGAGCATCCAACTGAAGCTCCTGTTGCTTCAATTGTACCAGAGGATCAGGCCCTTGGCCCTGACCCGTTATCTGTGCCGTAAGCTGTTTCAGATTGCCAAACTCTTGCGCGTTCATCTGGGCAACCATAGACTCCAACTGAAGCTCCAGATCTGGCGTCAATGCCTGACCACCCGTCTGTTGCAACAACTGCGCCGTCGCCATCTCCTGACACTTGAGCTTCACATGCTCAATAATGTGCTTCTGAAGCGCAATGGCCGACTGCGGCAAGGCTTGCAACATGGGCGACGTGCCAAAGGTCAAATGCGCCAAAATATGCGCGTCATGGTCCTGACCCTCAAACGCCTTCAATTGTACGCTGTCAATCGCGTCAATGTTCTCCTGCGCCGGATCTTTCGGAATAGGATCAGCCGAAGAAGGCGCAATTAGGATCTTGTCAATGTCACTGACCCCCAGCGCCTCATACATGCGACGGTACGCCTCATGCAAATCATGAATCTGCGGGGCCTGCATCGCCATCTGTAACTGAGACTGCGCCAAAGAAATGCGCTGTGCCTGCGAAAACGAGTTCGGATTCGACACCGGAACCACATCTACACGGTCGTCAAAGTCCTGACGCATGATCGTCCGATCACCGCCCTCTACAGCATACGGATACTCCTGCGGCAGATACTCCGACATCACCCGTGCCAGAAGCTTAAACTCTTGCTTCATGCTGTAGTGCAGGCGCTTATGCACCGCACTCATGACCCGTGAACCCTGCTCCAATAACGCTACCGTCGTACCAACAGCCGCCTGCTGATTACCGTCGCCCACCTTCATGTCAGTGATCGTGGCAAACCGACGGCCCGCCTCAACCACAAAGCCCAAAAGCTGGAACAACGTGCCGTCAGGACCCTTGAAAGGCAACGGCATCAACGAATCACGGATCGCGCCACCCGGCGCATCTACGTCGCGGAACTCTCCCGGCTGAAGGGGTTCTTCGTCATCTCGTACCCTAAGTCCGCGAGCCTTGAAACCAGCAGGGAGATTAGAAAGAGTGCCAGCATCAATAAGCTGGCGAAGAGCCGCCGTAGCTGTTCGGGACAGGCCGCCAATAGTGTGGATAAGCCCGAGGCCATAAAATCCGAATCCCGGAAGGAACTTATAATGGACGAAATACTGGATTTTTCGTCGTCTTTCATCCTCCTCGCGATAATTTCGTCTAATGGCAAGTACTTGTCCGCTATCCTCACTAATCGTAACAACGTAAGGAACTTTAATTCCTGTTGGTTCACCATCTTCCCCCATGTCTTCAAAGCCGGGCAGATCAAGATTGACGTGGCACTCCAACAACGTGCAGTCATAATCAATATTGCTAGGCTCTACCCCATCCAACTTGTTCATCGTGTCCGTGACTTCATCGTCACTAGACTGAGATGGAATAACGGGAATGTCTCTATAGAACCCCATGACCTGACGAATACGCAGGTCATTCATTGACATCTTCACTACCTGCGTAATGTTCTCGCAGGAATCAAGATCACTAGCGCCATACGGAACCACAATGTCCTCTGCTGGGACAAACTTGCTTACCGCCCGGTCAATCGCCTCGTCATAGTAAACTTTCTTAAAAGTTGACCCCGCCAAAGGCAAATAAAACAACATCTGATCAAATTCAGGCGTGTACTCCTCCATCACGTTCGTGATGTAGTAGTTCATAAAATCCTTAACACGGTGCGCCTGCGCCTCACTGTCCTTGGTCTTCTCACCAACAACGTGAGTCCTGACCGGACCCGCAGGAGGCAATAGCTCGTTAAATGCCTGCGCCTGAAACTGTGTGGCCGCTTCCGCCAACAACGGATGCGTTACACCCGTCGCACCCCGAAACGGCATCGTGCGCTCCTCGTAAGTGTAACCAAGAAGCTCCAAACCCTTTGAATACGCGTCTTCCCACTCAGAACGAGAAGATTTATTAGCCTCAAAATCCCCTAAAAGCTCTGAAGAAAGTTGGCCCAACGCTCTATCGTCCAACTCCTCTGCCAAGTTGCCATAGAAATCACCGTCAGAACCACCAAGCATGGCCATCGGATCAAAGTCCACAGTGACGCCACCATCTTCGTCCTCCTCAATTTCTATGCCTTCCGGCAAGATTTCATTGACAGAACCGACAAAAGTGCCCGGTGCGGCTATCTCAATGTCCAATTCCATATCTTCTTCGGTAACTTCCGGCATCATCGCCGTACTGTCCATCAAAGAAGAAAGTTGTGATTTATCGTCACCATTAGCCATCAGGCTCTCCTAATATACGGGGCATATGCGCCTACGCCGCGTCGGATATCATACCCTCGGAACATGTTCCGTGCTACAGGAGACATAGAAGCCACGCCACCCATAGCGTAATTTTTAACAGCGGCCTCTGATTCGCGTTCTTGACGCTCTTCTACACGCTCTTGGTTCTGTTCCGGAAGCTCTTCGTTATACTCTATTAGCTCTTCATACTGATTTAAAAGTTTAATCGCCGGTGATTCTTCAATACGGGCGCGGATGTAGTCATCCCTGTTTTCCTGCATTCCCTGTCGCGTGGACCGTGCGCCACGGTCCCATTCGTCTCCAAATATTACTGAGCCGACCCCGTATCCCGGATTGTCGCGCTCAAAACGCAAGTCATAACGAAAATAATCAAGGGTGTCAGAGCCGGTTTTTCTTTTATAAGAGCTATCAAGCATTTCAAATAACTGCCGCTCATCCAAAGCCGTTAAAAGATCGGCAACCCGGTTTTTTCTTTCTGATAATCCGGGAAAATTTCTATGTCGATATTCGTGTGCATAGACTTCGGGCTTGGCATATCTGTCAACAGCGTTCACGGTTCCCGATTCTGGGATTACTGTATGCCTCGTAAGACCACGATAATTTTTTCTGTTGTAAAGAAAATCTATAGGATATTTGTCTAAAAAAGTGCCTTCCGGATATTCTTCGTCTGGGGGAGGATAAAAACCCCTTAACAACTTGTTTGGGCCAGACTCAGGAATACTGTACGAAGCAATGTCGGGTAATCCTTGATACCTAGCAATAGATGGGTCTATGTCCGCCGCATAGTTGCTTTGAGCCGCAACTTCAATAGCAAATTCATTGTCAAAAGCTTCCTCACGTAAACGCTGACGTTCTAAAGCTTCCAAAAAAGCAGGCTCTTGCTCTACTTCTCCGCCGTCAGCATATTGCCCCGCTCGCATGTCTGTGGCGTGTCTTTGCGTGGGGTCACGAAAGTAACCGCCTTCAGCAATAACCGTACCGCTCTTATCGGGACCCACGTTGCCGGAGCCAGTGGCAGGCTTGATGTTTTTACGAAAATACTTGATAACGTGTTCAGGTATAGACTTATCGGTAAGTTGTTCAGATGCAACGTTTGCCAATAAAGTCGCAATTCCTAAAGGTGTTGGGTTGATTGCTAATTTAATTCCACCTATCGTGTTGATCGCATTATTTAAGACGTAATACGCATCCTCAAACTCTCCAACGGATTTAAATGGTGGAGGTATGTTAAGCATTATCGGGCCATGGGCATGATGCCCTGTTGCATTACAGGGGCCGTGGGCCGTGGTGCGAGTTTCGCAAGGTTACGACGAAGAGTCGCCTTTGACCGCTCGGGGTTCAAGAAAGACTCAATGCCTTCGCCGGTGGTCTGCAAATTGGCCATGTCACCACTGTAAACATCAACAATGCCGCCTTCGGCAAAACCTACTTCGGACTTGTTTTGTCGGTCAAATCCGGGGGTGTAGTCATATTTAATATCTTCAACATCATACGAAGTGATAGAGCCATCTTCGTTCATGAAATATTGCTTGTTGCCAATGCGCGTAGACTGTCGGCCACGGTCAATTTTGTATACGTTGCCCGCCTCATCCGTGACACTGCGGCTGTACGTGCCGCCGCCCGTCAGATTGCTACGAATACGCTCAACATCCGTCATCAGGCGGGGGTCGATATAATACGGGACCGACTGCGTTTCCCTAAGCCGTTGAAGCTCCGCGTCACTAATCGTGCTGTAAATACCAAAACGCGGGTCATACGCTAACGTAGAACCTTCACCATATTTGCCCTGTTGACCACTTAACAAAGACGCAAATTCTTCCGCCGTCAAATCCTGACGAGAACCCGCAAGCGCCTTCAGACCTGAGAGCATTCCCCTTTTTCCCCAAATATACGGGTCCTGCTCCCTAAATGCCGAAATATTCTGATACCCGGTAAGCGGTGCCGTGGGCGCTGTAGTGGTCGTGGTCGTGGTCGTGTCGGTCGTAGTGTCCGTGGTATCTGTAGTACCAGTGGTCGTGTCCGTGGTATCTGTAGTACCAGTGGTCGTGGTCGTAGTAGTGCCGTCGCCACCTAAGCCCGTGCCGCCCGTTCCGGTGGTCGTAGTCGTAGTATCCGGCTCTTC